AAAAACCCCAGACGCAAAAAGGGCCCACCTTTCGGTGAGCCCTTCTAGACCGCCCAGCAGAGCGGATTTTGTTTGGTAGGCGCGATTGGACTCGAACCAACGACCCCCACCATGTCAAGGTGACCGTGAAGCGATCATAACACTCTGAAAAATAAAGGAAAGTGCAGCCAAAGCGCGTTAACTAAAAGCGCCGTATCGCGCTATATGAATCAATAACTTAGCGTTGGATATTCCTACAGTAATCCTCTCCTCCGGCGTCCTGCCGACCGAACGAAAATCTCCCAACTGCTACCCTGTCCTCATCACTGGAGGACATCAATTGCCCAACTCAGACCTGCTCCCTTCCCTGCTGTACAAAATCAACGAAAACCAGCTGGCGCTCGAAGCGGCCATCTTGGAACTGTCCAACTGGGTCGAGAAGCATGGCTCGCCCGAAGTCGCCGACAACGTGCGCGGCGGCCCTGGACACCATTGACCAGAACGAGGAGTTCATCAAGCTGACGCTCGCTGTGCTGATGGCGCCCGAGTGAAATAGCGCTGCTCGTCGGCTCAACCTCGCCTGAGCTGATCGCCTCGATTACTGTATATCCAAACAGTAATAAGCAAGCTAACCCCATCATGAACTTTGAACAGGCCAAGGCGCTGAGGATCCAGCGATGGCGCGACACCCTTGATGATCACGATTTCAGGTCGCAGAACCCGGAGGCGCACCGGTCCTGCCTGCTTGAAGCAAGCGCCCGGTTAGCCGAGGAACGGCTGATTGATCGAATGCAACAGTTCGAGATGGACGAAATGGCGAACGCCGCGTACTGGCACGCCGTGGAAGAGCTGCAATCGACGCAAGTCCTCTATCACGGCGCGTCCCACTACGTTCTTGTCTCACGAGACGGCTCGCCCAGCTTGGGCACGATTCACCAGTCAACATTCACAGAGAGAACCGAGAGCCATCGCATTCACGCCTACGATGGGAAGGTCTACCGACAAGGCGAGAAATTGGAGCTGGTCTGCCGAGGCTCGCCAAACGGGGTAATTGAAGGGCTCGTGCTCACCCTGAATGACGGGCGCCAGTTCGACCTGGTCGAAACGTCCAGGATGATCAACGGAATTGTTTACCCCGCCATCGACGATCCTGATATCTATCGCTGGCTTACCGATGCTGTGCAAATCGCACGCGAGAATCGGAACCTTTTGTTGATGGAAAAGCTCCGGCCATTCGCGGAACTGGCAGGGTTTGTTCAATGCTCGTCGTGCCTAGACCGGTTCGGCGAGCGCGAGGACTGCACGAAGTGCGGCGGCTTGGGGTTTGTCGAAAAACCGCGCGGCCCGGGCAAACTTCCAGCGCAGTGCCACGGTCAACCGAGCACGGCCAGCGAACCAGGGGATGAAAATGTGCGGCGGAGTTGAAGCAGCGGACAAGAATCGGGCGTATGAGCGGGTCAAGGTGTATTTCCCGAATCCCAAGGCAGCGTTTCCCGTGGTGCTTGAGGACGGGACGGACCTTGGATGGGTGCGATGGGGCCGGCGCCGCGAGGAGAAAGGCACAGGCCCATCAGGGGGATGGGCGAAGCTGGAAACAGTCGAGCGCGGCGGATGGGAGAAGTATCACCCACAACGGGTCCTGGGCCTGGTGCAGCGATACATGGAGAAGGACAGCGAGCGTGTATCCCACTGGTTCGATATGAACGAGGGCTACGGTCTGGAGTGCCTTGTGCTGGGTGAGGAGGAAAACCGGCGCGTGTATGTGGTCACCACCTCCCCTCCCACTGAGTTCGCCTGGATACATGACAGGTGGCCGATGATCGGACGGCTTCCTGGTGGCGTCAGCTCCGCATACTTGCCAGATGATTTAAGGAGCTGACGTCGTATCTATGACCTGCTCAAGCGTCAAGCACCTGTGGCCAAAACCTCAGCTCGCTTAATTTTCGATTTAGCAGATTTTAGAAACGGCCGCTCAACGTACTTGTAAGATAGCGAACCGGCAACAATTGTTAACAGCGCGGATAGAAGCATTCCAAGCCAGAAATCACGTGTAACACAGTTCACGACAATTTGTTGGATAGGGAACGCATAAATATACACACCATAGGAAATATCGAATCGACCACGAATAATTTTATCTTTAAATGACAAACCGACTATAATCGTAACAACTGCGATACTTGCAGTTCCGAAAACTTGGACTTCCGGACGGCCGCGCAGCAGCCAGATTAGTAGCAGCGATACCAGAACTAAATGGACGCTGTATTTGTTCCAATGCTCTCTCGTCATAGACATCAGAGAACCCGTTAGGAAAGCTATTCCAAACAACGACAAGTAGCTCATCGGAACGCCGTAGAAAGCAAAGTCCATCCATTTATTACCGAGTGTGGCGTTAGCTATACAAGCGATCCATAGCAAGCACATAACGCTCTTCCAAGAGTTATACAGAGACAAAATCGAACCGATAATTAAGTAGCATAAAAATTCAACCGGTAGGCTCCAAAGGCTCCCGTTGATTGCATCTTTGAAGGTAAAATCAGAAAACACCGTAGGAATGGTCCTACCCATGAACGCTGTAAATAAGAAAACCGTTTTGAATTGGACGGTCGAAAAAATATAGTCATAAGCACTAGCGGCCGTGAATATCAAACCGACCACGAAAACCATAATTACGGAGCACACGAACAACCCGGGGAAAATCCGCTTGCAACGCTTTACTATGAACCCTACAAAACCCGAAGAATTTGTATAGCTCTTGGGCATAAAATAGCCTGAGATAGCGAAAAATATAACAACCGCAACAAAGCCGAATGTATCCCAGCTCGGAACGGTGGGCTCTTTTAATCCAGATATCGGAAAATGATGAGAATAAAGCACTAAAAACGCCGCAAAATGCCTTATTAAGTCAAAAGAATTTTCGCGATCCTTTGCTTTCATGTCCATGGCCGACAATAGAACCTCCCCGATTAGCAATTAAGAACGTCCACTGATATAAGTGGTGATTTATTTTTATTTGGCAGAAGCTTTTTTAGCTTTTTAACAGCTGCGATTCTACACGAACAATAGCGTTTCGCCATGCGCGAAGAGTCGGCACATCTCGAATCCGCCGGTCACTTGTGCTCAGCCAGGGCTTGGCTTCATTAGTGCTTCCACATAAGCCTGGCACGCCTTCAACGCTATCAGCCCCCGGTCGCCATCGTCGGTGATGCCGATAATTCGTTGAGAATGCGCTGGGTCAAGTTGGGCTCGACGTGCTCCATGAACCACGCCGCCGGCGCCGGCGGTGGGAGGCACTGCGTTGCAACTGGCTGGATCCTCGGCAAGGAGGACTGACAGCCGCAAATCAGCAGTGGCAAGGCGATCGCGCAGGCGAGCCTGATTCGTTTGAGCATCGCTCAACTCCTTGTGGTGGGTTTGGTCACTGGCGGTCAGCTGCTGCTCCAGGGCCAGGCGCTTTCCCTGCTCTGCCTGGACCTGATCCGAAGCCACGCTGCTGATCTTGGCGAGGTCGGATAGATGGGCATTCGCCTGTTCGGCTATTCGCCCGCTATACCGCCAGTCCTGAATCTTCCATGTCACGCCGATCGCCAAGATCAACGCCACGGCAACGCCGGCGATCAACAGCTTCAGGCTGGCGGGATTCATGGCACGTCCTTGAAGAAGACGTGGTTGCCCAGGCGGAAGGTCTGGGTAGCATCCTTGGCCCAGGCCGGCGGCTTCGGCATCGTGGTCGCGTAATAGTGGGTCGCGCCTTTGGTGATGTCAGGCTCGGCGCCAGATATCACCAGATCGGCCGCACGCTGCGCCTGAGCGAACTGCTTCGGCGGAATCTCCTTGGCGCCGCTCAGGTAGGGATAGTTCGGGTCGTTCTTGTTCCAGCAACTGAACTGATACGGCTTCAGGCATACGCCGGCGTAACCCTCCCCCCACCACGAACGATCCTTGCCATCGTTCACGCGGTTGCGGATCACGCAGGCCACGGCCACTTGGCCGGCGAACCCTTCACCTCTAGCCTCTCCGTATAGCGTCCGGGCCAGAATGTCCCGGTCCTTTTCGGGTGCGGTCATAACTTTTCTCCAGGCAAAAAAATCCCGCTCGATGGCGGGTTGCTTGATGATTCAGGTCATACGGGTGTAACGGGCCATTCGACCGTTGAGGGATAACCGGGCTGATCGGGAATCCTGCTCAGTGCGACGACGTATTCTTTCCAAGCCTTCAAAAGCGCGAGTTCGGCCGGCGACGCATCGTCGACATCAAGCGCGTATTGCAACGGCCTGATCGCATAATCCGCCACGGCACGGAGGCTGGTCGTCTTGTCAGCAATATCGATTTTTAGCTCTGCTTCAGTCTTCGCGGGCTCGAAATATTCCGAGTCATCCATGACTGTTCCGCCATTTGCCGCGGCGTATTCATAGATGTCAATTTCAGGGGCTACGACCTGTTTGTATCCCTCTGGCGTTCTGATGATCAGCATCAATTCTTACCTCCGACTACGATAACGTTGACGACAGAAAAGTCGCGTGTGCTCCCGCCTGGCACGCCGGTTACGATCCGAACCTTTCCCGTTGTTCGCGTTGATCCACTGGCGCCGTTTTCATAAACAATTGATTGCACCGCCGAATCATCACAGGTCATGCCCACGACCATGAATGAGGTGTGATCCATTGGCGTGGCAAAATTGATGTCATAAATTCCTGTCGTAACTTTCGTAATCGAGGCTACGTTCAAGTTGTTGATCATCGTGGGGCCAGGACCCGCGAACAGCACTGAAGCAGTGACCAACGCCTGCTTGCTGCCGGTTATTTTCGTAGCGAGCGCAGCCACCAAATCAGTCTGATTGGAAAGCGTGCCCTTCAGATTCCCCCACGCCAAGCCGTCAGTTCGACCTGTACCGCCCTTGTCGATTGGAATCGCGGCAGGAAGAGCGGCGGGAGAACCGGACGCACCCAGTGCGAGATAAAGCTCATCGAAGTTTGCTTGAGCCTTGGTAAATGCACTACGAGGCGTATCGCCGCCCACACCTGTAGGAGCAGTGCCAAGGTTAATGACCTGTTTGGACATACAAATGACCTTTTGATTAAGCGATAAGTTTCGCGAAGACGGCGGGAAGGAAGAAAGCGAAGGGGTTTCCTAGGCCAACGGTAAGCGCATACAAATTACCGCCCGAAAAGTCCCACCAACAATATAGATTTCTACTTTGCACGCCGTCGTTAAGCATCGGCATTCCGAACGTATTCAAAAGCATATGCTCCCCGACTGGAAAACTGAAAGTAACCCGATAGTAGTTTCTCGGCACTCCTTGGGCGGTAGAGTCCGTTTTCACATACGTCCAATTCTGAAAAGCTCGGGTAAATCGTGCGTAAGGCGTGTCTGAGTCAAAAAGAAGCTTTCCGCTTCCATCCCATAATCGCATACCATATTGGGCCATAGCAGTCGCGGAGAATCCGCAAACAAAATAGCTTCCATTAGGTTGCAATGTATTCTCGTCGTACCCCCTAACATAGAACCCAGTCCACGCCCCAGGGGACCCTAGTATTCTGGTAAAACAAAGACCCGCTATTCCAGTGGCCCCTGCTGGGCGGATAAAGACAAGTGGCGGCTCCTGGCTTGTGATTGTGGTTGGGAACATTGTTGTAGAATTTATGCCCGCCCCTCCGTCTGGCGAATATGCACCCTTTGCAAGAACAACCAGTCGGGTGAACTCTGAATCAATCGTCACCACATTTTCATTATTGGAATATTGCAGTCCGTACGTCATTAGAAGAACCTTATTGCTATTAGTCGCATGGTGACGGACGTTTTATTGCTGTATTGCTCCCGCCCACGGATGTAGCTATAGACTCGAACCGCTCCAGCTATTACTTCCGTCTCAAGCTGTTTATCCTGGGTTTCACTGAATGCCCCTATCGGAACGACGAACGCGGTTCCGTTTTCCGGGGTCAGCCCAGGTACTGAAATGGTCTGATAAGTCGTGGTGTTCGTCCCGGTGACAATCCCGCTGTATACGACACGCATCGTGAATGAGTTCTCATCCACTTGGAGGGCCCCGTCGCCCCCCCATACCCTAATCCCATAACTCATGCGTCGAGATCTCCAAGCTGCACCCTCTTCACGCCGTTCTGGTCGAAGACTTTGATGGCTCGGTTGGTCATTGTCAGACGGCCACCGCCGGGTGCTGGTCCGTTGAACTCAAGATTTCCGGCCTTATCCAGCCGCCAGCCCTGCACCCCGGCCACATAGTTGTCGGATTGCAGGTACTGGCCGATCTTCAGCATCGTGATGCTGCCGTCCTGGATGAAAGCCGAGTTCATGAACACCTGGCCGCCTTGCACCGCGAACGGAACCGAGATGGCTCCGCCGGCAATGGTATTGACGATGGCGAACCGGTCGGCGCTGACCAGGAACTGGCTTTGCAGACCTGCTGCGGTATTCTCGATGCCAAGCCCGATACCGGCCGCAACGTACTTGCCGTCGGCGGTGAGCTGCATCTTGACCGACCACATCGTCGAAGCCTTGCCGTCCAGCGCGACCATTGCCTCGGTGACCGTTTGAACGGTCGCGGTGTTTTCGTTGACCTCGGCCTGCACGGTGTCGACGCGCCGGGCGGTGGCAATGCCATCCTCGAGGCGAGCGGACTGTTCAGACCAAACACCGATGTAGACATCATCCGAGCCAGCGAAGCCCTCCGTGTCGCCGGCCAGGGCCGGGTTCACCTGCACGTAAACACCGTCAAGCTTGGATGCCTGCACGGTGAGCTCGTCGCCCTGCTGGTCAATCTTCAGCGTGTTTTCGGAGACTTGTGCGGCAAGCGCATTCGCCTCTTGCAGGATTTGGCCGATGTCCTCCCAGTAGGTAGCGTTCGGAGGGGCGTTTGCTCCGCCTGGCTCGGCAGGAACGTCCTGCTTCGCGCGGTACAGGCGATCCCCTTGATACACGACGGCACCGCTCAGATACGCAATCGTCGGCTCGTACAGCATTGGGTTCGACAGGTCATCGATCTGCTCCTGAAGGCCTGGGATCTTATCGATTTCGTCGATGATGTCCTGGCCTAGCTCGGTACGGCCGATTTGTCCGGCGATCATCTCCAGGATTGGCGCCGCCTCTGAACTGGATTGCCCCTGCACGCCTATCCCTACCGGATACCACGGCCCGACGTTGCCTATCCGATCCACCAGTCGCGCCCAGAAATAGAACGTCACCCCGGCGGCCAGGCCGAGCAAGGAGAAGTCGCTTTGCGGGTACGCCAGGTCGGTGAGCTTGGTCGATGATCCCTGATCCGTGGTTGGGCCGTACCAGATTTCGGTTCGCTGGGTGTCCTCGGCGCCGGCGGGGAAGCCCCACTTCAGGTAGATGCCGAACAGCAGCGGGGTTGCCGTCAGGAACGAAACAGCCGGAGGTAAGCCCTCCTTGCCCGAGAGGTTGGTCAGTATCGAGTTGCGCCAGATCGACGAGATGTCGAAAGCGCTCACGGCACGCACGCGGGCCACGTAGGCGCCCGCGTAGATGCCTTCTACGTCTACGCTGGTTGAGCCTGTGCGCTGGACCTTGATCCAGTTGCCGCTGTCCTTGCGCCATTCCACGTCATAACCGACGGCCCCTTCAACAGCGGGCCAGGTGATGGTCATCGTGGCGACGGCGATGCCCTGGGAAACAACAGAGTTTGAGGTCAGCGTGACGCTCGCCGGCGCTGGAACGACGGTGATCGGTATAACGCTGATCGGGCGTTCTTCCAGCCGAGCGCCGGTATCGATGAATGCGAACTTGCTCGGCTCGTACTGCAGTGCGCTGATTTCGAAGTCGCCCTCGGTGGTGCGCTTGGTCCGCAGCACCCGATATAGCGGAATCGCCAGATCATCCGCATCCAGTGCCCACTGAAGCTGAACCCGAGGGGCTTCGCTGTAGGCGACGGTCACAGTCACCGCACGGCCAGACACACTTTCAACAGTGCGCCCTTCGGCCCGTCCATCAGGCAGGTTGATGATCAGTCGGTCGCCAGGCTTCGCCAGTGTGTCGCGGTCCAGGGTTACGACGCGGCCCGCGGCGGCAGAGATACGCCCACCAATTTCCCGGCCGGCCAACAGCGCGTCGGCCACCGGAATGATATGCCCCGGGAGCGGAATCACGCCTTCCATGCCGGTCTTGAAGGTGACAGTCCGGTCCAGGTTGTTGCTCAGGATCGCCCACTTGCCCCGGCGCTGGGCTTCGGAGGCACGGGTGCAGCCAATGGCGCTCAGTTCGGTTGGCCGGTCTCCATAGCGGCGCTGAAGGTCCAGGTCCGAAAACGGGATGACATCGGTGTCGTAGTTGTTGGCCGGGTTGTCGTAGCTGACCAGGGCCCGGGTGTACCGAGTTTTCGCCGAGGCGCTGCCGTAGGAGAATTTCCCGTCGATGACGTTCGCCCGGGTGAAGACGTAGTCGTAGTCCTGGGCGCGCGGCATGTCGGCCTGCATGATCAGCTGACCCTGGGCCCAGTACGTCATGCCGCGATAGATGCCGGAAATGTCCCGCAGCAACGTCCAGGCGTCTGCCTTGCCTTGCAGGTTCATGTCGCACAAAAAGCGCGGCTCGGTACCGCCCAGACCATCTGGAACAGGCTGGTCGCAATACTGCGCGATGCGGTACAGCTCCCACTTGTCGACCATGAACGTCTTGATGCGCTTGCCCAGGCCGAAACGGTCCTCGGTGCAAATGCCGTACGTGATCCAGGCTGGGTTATTGGTCCAGGCCAGCTTCATGCTGCCGTCCCAAGTGCCAGTGTAGGTGCGGGCGATTGGGTCGTAGTTGCTCGGGACCTGCCACTTTCGGGCCTTGCACTTCACGGTGACGGCCGGAATGTTGGTGAACTGCTCGGCGTCAAATTCGATATAGAGGAGCGCCGTGTTCGGGTAGCGCAGCTTCGCGTCGATCACCTCGGTGAAACCGGCGATCAGCATGGTGTCGGCAATCTTGTTGCTGTTCTGGTTCGCTGTCAGGCGGCGTACGCGGATCTGCCAGCCGGTGGTGGCCTCGGGCAGGTCGACGCGGTTCGAGCGTTCGTAACGAGTGGCGGTCTTGCCATCAACGGCATCGGCCAGCACCTGCTGATAAGGCCCGCCGTCGGTAGACACGTCGATGGCATACTCGATCCGGTAGCCGCCGATATTGCCTTGATCATCCTGTCGCTGAAGCGCTGGCCAGGCGAAACGGAGGCGCACGGCGGACAATTGGATGTTCGTGACCGACCGTACCCACGGCGCATCGCTGCGCAGCTCAATGTTCAGGGAGCTTTCGTTTTCAACGGACGGGATCCCTGGGATGTAGGTCTGATCAACCGAGCCCGAGCGCCAGTCCCACTTCACGTTCGGGAAGTTGACGTTACCGCTGGCGTCGTTGATCGGTGTGTTGTCCAGGTAAATGTCGGCCGCCGTCGGCACGCCTTCGAATTCACCCTCGCCCACAGCGATGAGGATCTTCGCCAGGTTCGTCGAGCGCAGGCTGTCGCTGGCTTCCCTAGGCGCTTTCGGTTTGCTGCTGCCGCCCTTCTCGCCGTGGATATCGATCTTTCGTGCTGCGCCCATGCTTTCCTCCAGGCGAAAAAAAACCGCCTCATGGGCGGCCTGCTTGCTGCTGTGTGGTTACGCTTTGTCCTCTGCGTAGATGCTCGCGGAGATGATCATCCCGCCCCACCGGCGTTCGCCAATGCAGATCGGGACGGGGTTTCCGCTGGCCGTGGTGTTCTTGGCGCTGCCGAAGGCGTAGGACGGGGCGTTCTCAGGTCCGGCGCTCTGCTTGAGGCCGGAGGCCTGGGGACTGAGCATCTGGATGACGCCGCCGGCGACTAGGGCAATGCCCACCGGTGCCAGCGCCTGGAAACCTGGGATGAACGAGGCAGCAATGAGTACCGCCCCGATAATTGTCTGAAGCAGCCCGGCGCGCTTGCTTCCCGAGATAATCGGAACAATCCGGATTTCATCCGCTCCGCCCAGCGCGAACTCCTTTTCGGCGACGTTCTTCCGGTTCCGAAAGATTGCGAACCGCATACCTCGGCGCTCCAGATCCTTGATAGCCAAGTCGAATCCATCGAGCGTGCATTTCAGTGCCTTGAACGCCTCGCCGACCGACTTGCTGCCAAGTTCCCGCTTGTGCACCCGGCCGAATAATGTAATTAAGGGGCCAGACAACAGGATAGTTGTCATGGTGGGGTGGCTATGGGTGATTGCTGTCACGGCTTCTCCAGGCATAAAAAAACCGCCAGAAGGCGGCTTGCTTGATGCGGTTTTGTGTACTTATAAACAGCTTTTTACTGCTTGTTCCATAGCGCTTCGCCCATAACCTGGAGCCCAGGCCATGCGCTGGTACAACTTTACAGAGCTGCCCTTGGACATCTTACGTATGCTCAGCAATTCGTCGGTCAAGTTGCTGGTAGCAGCGATCAGGCGGTAGCCATGCTCCGTCTCGGACATGGTCACATCACTCCGCGCATCTTGCCATTTTGGGAGCACGCAAAGTGCATATTGCTTCGGGTCCTTTGCCGTCCTGGCCGAAATGCTGTGCGCCTTCGACTCCAGATCACCCGGGGAAACACACCCCGCCAGTAAAGCAACAGCTACCGCACCTACGAACAATCTCATGGGGTCACTCCTGTGGAAGATGGCCCCAAGATATCAGAAATGAAAAAGCCCAGCGGGTGGGCTGGGCTTGATGTTCAATCCTTTTTAGGGGTCGGCGCCGGAGGTGGAGCCTTTGGAGGCTGGGGCGGTAATACGCTTCTAGTTCGATCAGGATTAACGTTCATTCCATCATTAACGTGCTTGCGCTCCAGGATCGCTGGACGGCCATTTTGATCATTCATTTCGGTTTCCCCTGCGGCTCTAGAAATTCGACCCATTGAACATCAGTATTTGCAACCATGAGGAACGATACTCCGTCCTGAGGTTGAGCATCCTCACCTACGACCCATGTTGGGTACTGCATAACGAAGTGCCCATTTTCCGGTTCTGCTGGCCATGCGTATGGATACCCCATGAGCCTACGTCCATCTTTGAGATTCAGCACAATTCCGCGATCGGAAAATCGTAGGAAGGCGAACCTCCATTCACCAACAGATGCCCTCGAGGTAAGGCCGATCCGTCGAGCTAGTTTATAGAGCAAGTCATGTTGGGAAAGATAGGCCAGCGAGAGGCCAATCATGATTGCCAGCGCGAGCGACCATGTGGTGGCGACATTTGTGGTCCAAATACCGAACGAATGCCACTGTCCCGCCCACAGAGCGACTACAGCAACCATGTCGATAATGAATTTGATCAACGCAGTACAAATCAAGGCCTGAATTACCTGCTCGAACTGTGCCGGTTTTTTCGCATCTGCCAACCAATAGAAAACGACCGTCGCCAGAAATCCGGGCAAAAGCGCCTGTAAGACCGGCAATAGCTTTCCTGCAACGTCTTCCATACTGGCGATCTCTGAGTAAGTCCGTCGAGCATAGCGGCAGACTGTTGGGATATCCAGCATGGACGAAAGCCCAGTAACTGAATTGGATCCGATAGTAGTAGCGTTGTGCCTCCCCTCACAGCGGTGAACTGATCATGCCGTATTTCACGAAAGAGACATCGCAGTATTTTCTGGAAGAGACGCCGACCGCCACCTTGCTAGGCGGTAATCCGTGGGGCACGACATACGCCATTGGAGCTGCAGTACCGGTATCAGGTATCTACCGTTGCACTGGCTGTGGCGATGAAATTACCTCGAATCAAGGCCAGCCATTCCCGCCACAGAACAACCATCAGCACAACTCAACTACGGGCATTGGATGGAAGCTTGTTGCACGCACAAAAACGAAGTAATCGACCCCACCACGAAAAGGAAAAGCGTATGCGGAATTTAAGGTCCATCGAAACTGTCGGGCTGAGCGTTCAAGAGATACTTAGCGAATTCAATGAGCGGGCTGATGGGCCACGCTGACGTGAAGATGACCGAGCACTACCAGGCAGGGCACGGTGATGAAGCGGTGGTTTATATGAAGGTGAAAGCCGACCTGAAGGTGTAGCGAGGTGGTCGTTTGCCCAAAATATTCCCAAAGTTTGCCCAAAGGAAAAAAGCAAAAAGGGGTCACCGTTTCCGGTGACCCCTCTAGACCGCCCAGCAGAGCGGATTTTGTTTGGTAGGCGCGATTGGACTCGAACCAACGACCCCCACCATGTCAAGGTGGTGCTCTAACCAACTGAGCTACGTGC